GATGTATTCAACACATGCGTACCATATTAGGGTAGGTTTGATGTGGTCATTAATTAAATCCTGATAATAAGCATCTAATGTAGATACAGTACCTGCAGTGATTCGTTCTTGTAAGAAATAAAACAACACAGTACCTAATAAATTAAGCATGTATTTGTCTTGTGCTGTTCTTACAAATGGTAACAATCTATCAGCATCAATAGCTCCTTGTAATGGAGAGTTTTTAATTATATCGTTTCTAGTTACAAAAAGTGCGTAGCTCATTTTATTTTTGTTTAAATATTTCAAATTCTTTTGTGAAGTTAGGATTACTCATTTGTAATGCTACATCATCTATATTCGTATCAACAGAACCTTTATCTTCAATTGCTGCAGGATTAACACCTTGCTCATTAATATCATCTTCAACCTGCTCAATTGTTTGTCCTGTTTCATCAGCAGTTTCTGAAAGAATTGCTAATGGAGTTAATTGGTCAAAGTATAATTCAGTATCTTCGTATCCACCTTCACTAAGTGCAGTTGTTAAGAAGTTTATAACTAAATTTTGAAAAGGATTAATTGTCATCGTTTGTAAGATTGAATAAGCCGTTTTCATTTCTTCTGATTGAGAACTAAATCCATTTGCTACAGTTCTAATACCAAATAAAAGAGGAGAAGTAATTCTATGTCCTACTAATATACGGTCTTGTGCGTATTCAGCAACATATTTGTATTTCTCATGTAAGTTATCAGTTTGTATAGTTTCTATTGTAGGTTTTCTTTCAGCATCATCGTTAAATGAAATCATAAATCTACCAGCATTTCTAGTACCTGTAAATTTAGATTCAATTAAATCTTCAATAGTTTGTCTTTCTTCAGGAGCTGGAACACCATTATTCATATTAACCATTACCAAAGGTAAGAAACCATTTTCAATATTGTTAATGTGTAAGTTAGATAATTCAGCTTCTACATAAGAAAATTGTAAAGCACTCATCCAATCAGGTAAACTATAATAGTATTTGCCAGGTGTATAGTTCTTAATGTAAAGAATTTCCATCTTCTCATTAGATGTACCAAATGCTGGAATCTTTTTCTTATACTTCTGAGCTTTATAATCATTCCAATCAACACAATAATAATAATTTTGTATTTTTGGATTATCGTATAGTTTTTCAGCACGAATATTTTGTACTGGAACGTGATAGAACTTAACTACTTTAGTATGAGTATCATCCCAATATACTTGCATTGTAGCGTTACCATATAATTTTAAATCAAATACAGCTCTCTTAATTTCTTCTTGTGGTATTAATTTATCTAATACAGTTTGGAAAGCAGTATCTTTAGAATACAATCCTTTACCAAATATCAAATCAGATATACCTTCTACACAAGCTGCATTAGTTGTAGAGATTGTAAAGCTATCAGTTATGTTTTGGAAATAATCATCAGGTCCCATTATACCAACAGGTACCCAGTTATATCTTGTTTTTATATCCTCTCTTACGATTGGTATTTCCTGTTGTGTTAAATTCACTACGGAAAAGGCTTGTGTTCCTTTCATATTATTCTATTATTATATATTCGTTATCAGTTACATTACTCTTAAACACTTCTTCAACACCTAATTGAGATACAGTTGATGGCTTATCTATTGATTGAGATGCAAATACTGAAATAGAACCATGCCAAATAGAGGATGTTCCATCAGTTATATATGCTCTATACTGCTCACCTATGATAGATTGTGATAGAGAAGCTGTCCAATTAAGGATACTCTCATATGGTTGATATGTGTAAGGTCTCCCAGATGCACTAATAGAAGATGATGTATTCACTAATGTGTACATATCTTGCAATTGTAATACAAGGTTAGAAGAACCAGTAGGAGCTACTCTAATTGAATAGTTATTGCTTCCTGATATATAGTATGCTAACATTATCTCGTCTTTATGTTGAATTATCTATACATTTAACAAACTTATCTCACATTATAGTGATATAGCATAAAAAAAGGGTAACACTGAGTGCTACCCTTAATATTTTTAGTGATATACTGATTAGTCATTAGTTCCACTCACAATTGAAGGTGGATTAGTAACTGAACCGAATGGATTACCGAATGTTGAACCTGATATAAATGATGCTGGGTATTTTTCCATACCAGTGAAAGTAATAGAATAACCATAAAGGTCTCCTAATGCTGCTCCTGTTTGAATTGTTCCTGCTGTTACATCTGCTCCCTCTCTTTGTCCTACTAATAGAGTATCTCCATTCATAGTGTGTACAAAGATTTGAGGTCTTCCATAAGCCATTAACTTTAATTGAGTAGTCATCTCATTTGTCAACTTTTTCAAGTTTAATACTAATTCTTGGTTGAAGAATGTAGTACCATTTTCTCTTGATGAGTTTACAGTTTCAGTATATGCACTTGTTCCTTTTAGGTCGTAGTAGTAAACTGTAAGACCTGATGGTAAAGATTCGATTAAATCGTCTGTTTCACCATTAGTTGCATTAGCAAGTGAAGCTGTGTAGTTTAGAAAATAAACTCCAGACAATCCACCTACTGATTCCTTACAAACTTCGTTACGTCCTGCTGATAAATTACAAGCCATGTTGATTAAGTTTTTATTTTTTAATTTTGTTCTGAAACTATTATGAGTAAAGGGAAGTATATTAATAACTTCCCTATTACTTACTCAATATTAATAGTTTTTATGGATAGCGATGTCAGTTCCGATACCGTATTGAGTACCAGCTGTATATCTCATAATGATTCTAAAGTTTTGAGAACCATCTAAGTCTGCCATATCTAATACCTTCACTTCATTGTAGTCAGAAAGTAAACCTGTTCCGAAGAATAAGTTAGATTTTTGAGCTGCTACTAAAGCAGAAGATGCTAAACCTGGACACCATGCTAATTCAACACCATTGAAGTTCATTGGTTTTTCGCCAACATTAAGTTGATTGTTCCAGCCGTTCGCGCCTTGCGCACCACCAGCTAATGCTTGTTGGTATGCTTTTGCTACGTTTGTTGGTACATAGATTAATACATCCTCTTTACCATAAATAGTTTGAGGGATTGCATCAACTAATGAATTCAATACACTTAATACGTTTGCAGAAGTGATTGAACCAGATGCAGAAGAAGTTACAGGAGCGTTTGTTCCACCAGCAACTACTGATGAACTTAATGCGTTGTAGATACCACCGAATTGACCGTTAGTAGCTGCAGTACCTTGCCAAATAGAAGTTTCAGTTGCTTCAGCAACTTTTCCACCTACATAACTTACTAAAAAGTCTGTAAATGTTGCAGGAATAGTGTCAAATGCACTATATCCTAATTGTAGAGCCTGCCAAGAATCTACGAACTCTTGCTTACATAAGCTTAAGTTAACTTGTAATTCTTTTGGTTCTAAAATTCTTTCTGTCAAAGCAACAGTTCCTGATGTAGTGAAATCACAAGATGCATCATTAACGATAGAATCAACCGCAATCTTTTGGATTACTGATTTGAATTTCACGTTTGGCATGATTGTGATGTACTTGTTATCAAGAGTTTGTGCAGACAAAAGTGCGCTAGCTATGTATTTACCAGCGAATTCTCCAGCGTATGTAGTTGTTACACTAGGCTGTTCGAAGTTTTGTTGTTTTCTCATTTTAATAAGTTTTTTTTTATTTATAAAGTTTAGATAAGAATGTATTTTGCGTTGAACCTACATTTTTACCGAATTTTTGTTTTTCTTTTGAAGCGTTTGCAGATGTAGTCTCATCAATTGGAGCACCATCTAATTTAGGAAGTTCTTCTTCTTCCATTTTGATATCAGCTTCTTTTTCAGTTTCTTCAGAAGGCTTTGCAGCTTCTTCCATAGATTGCATTTTCTTTTCCATTTCAGAAATACGATAAGCTAAATCAGCATACTTTTTACCCATATCTTCGGTAATTGGTTCTACTTCTTCATCTTTTGATTCTTCTTCACCACCACCGATGTCTTCACCAGCGATTGATTCTAAGTCTTCAGGTAGTTTTTTTACTTCATCTTCCTTAGTACCTTCAGCTAATTCAACGTTTTCTCTTTCAGTAATTTTACCATCGGTAGTCAATACTTTAATTCTTACATCGTTTCCTTCTGAATCTTTAAGGATTACTTCATGCTCACCATTAGGAGCTGGAGTTTTAGTACCATCTTCTGATACTACTGATACTTCCTCACCTACATCAAAAGTTGGTGATTCTAATATAGTACCATCTGCTAATTTAGCGTAAGCCATTGCAACTTCCTTCTCCATAGAAAGAGCGTTGATGATTTTGCTTAATACTTGTTTTGCGTTCATATATTTGTATTTGATTATTTAACAACTAATTCGTTGTTTGTAGTTATTTTTTTAATTAAAGGTTTGGGTTAAACCGTTCCAAACCTGTCCAACTGAAGGTATTGGATATATACCTGGTGTATCTTCTACATCAGTTACCTGAATGTATGCTACTACACCTTCAATATATTCTTTTTTTGATATATCTAATTCTGCTATTTGTGTCACCACATTATTAGTATCTAAACATGCGTATTTTTTCATAATATATTTTTTATAATACCATACTCAATGGAGGAGTATAAGTTGAACCTGATGTTTGATATGGATATTTAGCTACTCCTTTATATAATCTAAAGTCTTGGAATGATGCACTATATGGACTTGAACCATTAACTCTACCCATAATATATGGATTGTTGTCATTTTTTAATACTGCTGCGTTTGTAAATGCCATTACTACTTCACCATTTAACAACATATTATAATTATTGCCATCTCTTACAACAGCAGTGTGATACCAATTATTAGGTGATACTAAATACGGATTAGCATTATATACAAATTCAGCGCCATCTGATTCTCTAACAAGAATAGTTTCTATTTGAGGTCTAGAAGTTGTAGATGTAAATGATGATAATGTAAATAGTAAAGGACCGAGACTATAACCTCTATATACTTCAGTTGCACCTGCGGCCGAATTCCAATCGTTTTGATTAACCCAAGTTTCAATTGTGAAGCTTGAACTATTCAAATTATTAAAATCTACTGATGCTGATGTTGTAGCAATGAAAGCATCACTCGTATGTACATTTAGTTGCATACTAGATGAGTAATTATTAGATGTCCACTTAGGTATAGGTGCTGAAGCAGCTGCTGAGAAGCTAGCACTAGCGGCCACAAATGTTGGTAATACACCATAACCAGTTCCAGTTCCTCTAATCAA